AGCCTGAGACTTGCTCAAGACGTTGAAGCTGCTGTTGCTTTTGGACAAGAAGCACCTGAACATCGGACTCTTCTTTTTGCAGGCATTTTATAGCTGCGTCGATAATAACATATTCTTCGTAGCCTTTTGCTACTTGCGGGGCTACAGCAACAATCTCTTCATCAGTAGCCGTTGCGCTAAAGTAAGTAGGCTCTGGAACAAAGTGCAAGGTAGCAGTGCCGGACACCGTGGGGTCAGGAATAAACTTAATCTGAGAGCCTTGAATATGGTAAAGCGTGTTCGTTATTAACGAAGAAACAATTCCGGGCGAGTTGTACATAGCCCGTTCTTGAAAGTGATACGGCTTTAACCTGTAATTAATCCCGCCAACGTCAAGATCTACACCCAGCGCCTTGTAGAAAGTCGATGGAAGGTTAAAACTGCCCGTGCCAGGAAGCTCGTAAGTGGTTGAAGTTACATAGTAATCTTCAAACTTAGTGACTAGGATGTCATGAATTTCCGCCATTGCGACGTTAATATAGTCAACAACCTCGGCATCAGAGACAAAGGTAGAGCCAACCATATCTGCACGTCGGCGAACTCCAGTAATTAAGTTTGCCAGCGTAAGGGTATTGTTCGGCATACCTATCCCCCAAAGGAAAAGCGGGGGCACGTAGCCCCCGCTCAATTAATCCATCATAGTTGCCAAGTCGGACATCGCACTGACGACCGCATCGGCATCATTATCTTGGATGGCCTTGAGGAATTTCTCCCCTGCCTCCTTCTTCATCAAGCCGCTATCATCCTCTTCCGGGCCATCTTTTTTGGCCTTTTCAAGAATCATAAGGGCAAGATTACCTTTGCCTTTCATGGCAAGCTCCTAGTTAGGTCACACTGCTGTTTTTCAGAAATGCAATAAATTGAATTTCCTGGTCGTTGTCGCTGTCACCAGTAACAGCGTCATCAGAGTGGTCATTACAGACAAACGACAGTGTTTTTGCACCGTTTACATCGTGCGCTGTGCATTCGATGTATCGCTCAGGACCGCCGGTCCCAACAACATTTGCAGCACAATACAAAAGGTCACTGTATTTATCATCAAGTGTCACTGTAAAAACACCAGAGCTAATGTTGGAGCATGTGAAGCCAATGCCTTCAGACACCCCTGTCATTGTGCCGTTAGTAAACGCAATGCGCCCACCAATAATAACGACAGCGCGCTCTAGCGCTTTTACTGCTTTAAAATCTCTACTCGCCATAACTCAATCTCCCTTCAGTGAGTCCGAATTATGCCAATGAAATACGACAGTTAAATCCTGGCGCGTTACAGGCGACGTTTCCGTAGTAACCAAGGCGCACCTCGTAAGCATCATCATCGCTTTCGCGAAGCATGCGATTACCGTCAAGATCCAAGAACGCTGGAGCATCCCCCAGAGTGTTAAGGCTCCAAGTGTCCATCTGAACCATCCAAGCAATATCAGGCTGGCAGTTTTGATCTGGCACAACGTTAATGGTTCCACGCGGTCCCCGGATAGCAATAGAGGAAAATCCAATATCGACATCGCGAGCCTTTGCTTCGCCATAAACAACTTTAGAACCAAGGGCTTTTTCAAGGCTTGAAAAAGTCGCAAAGTCAACGAAACAGTAATCTGGGCGACCACCTTCACGGCCAATCAAAGAAGCTCCACCAATAAGCGCCTCTTCAATCGGAAGAGCAGAACCATCAAAGCGGTTTCCACCTAGTCGAGAAGAGTCATCAGTACGTGCTTGGCTAAACAGGGTAGAGTTGTTTGAGTCAAGAACGCGAGGACACCAAGCTTCAAGACCGCTAACCTTAGTATTAAGGTCACCTTTTTGAAGGATTGCGTGGTGAAGCGCAGGGGTTCCTGTTGTGCCGCTTACTACAAAGGTTCCGTTTGAACGGTCTACCGATGTAATAGTCATGTCACCACCGATCTGGTTTCCAGAATCAGGCTTACGGTAACGTGAGTCTGTGGTTGTAGCAGTTTGGTGTTGGAAGATGTTAATTACCATCCCTTTTTCAAAGTTGGTAATATCTTCAGCACTCGTCAGTGTTACTGTTTTCGAGCTGTTGTCCCAGCTAGAAACTGTACCAATTGTGCCCGTGCCATCGCGGTACATACTAACGGCCAAAGAGCGCGTAAGAGAGTGCATAGCACCATCTACTTCCATTGTAGCGTAGCGCAAGAAAGCGTCGCTATCTCGCTCGGTCGCCTTAATGGATTCGCCGGTAATGCTTGCAAAAGAATAATCCTTCACCCGTGTCAAAGTGAATCGACCAAGAGAAGATGTTGAGCTGACAGCTTTGCCGTTGCTAAAGTTGGCGCTTCGGCGCTGCGGATTTCCGTAAAGCAAAGGAATCGGCATATTTTCGCCGCCGAACTTTGTATATTTCGGCATAATCGCAAGAAGTGGGTTATCCTGGTAAACCATGTTTTGCACACGGAGAGGCTTATAGTGGTCTTTAAGCGCCTGTGTGACGCTGGTAATGTCGAGTGCCATTTTTAAACTCCAAAGTTAGGGCGTAGCTTCCCATTTGATCATAGCAGCGGCACGTTCGAGCGATTTTTCCTTGCTCTCTAACGTGCTGCCGGATGTTTCCGTTTTTTTAGCAACGTCACCATTGCTAAGTGTTTTCACCCGTTTCACTGCTTGCTCGGCGGCTTCTGGAGTCTCTGACTCGCGTGGTTTATCTAACTCACGAAATCTTTCTTGTAGCTTTTTGCTACCTAAGTAACGCTCGGCTTCCGCCATAAAGTGGTCCTCAACGAGCTTTGCCGCATCACCGTACTCAAGGACCTCTTTTGTAGAGTTGTAATGCTCCTGCATTACTTGCGCTACGAGCCCATAAGCGTCATGATGCTTCACCATCTCGAAGGTACTACCATCGTCTACGAAATTCTTAATGTTGTCAACCAACTGAGTATGAGCCGCGCTTACCTTGGCTTGCTCTGCTTGCTGACGCTGCTCGTCATAAATCTTCTCAATCTTCTCAAGTCGGCTATTTAGCCGCTCATTTTCAAGACGAAGTTTTTGCTCTTCGGTAGGATTGCCTTCATTAATGACTTGCTGCGTTAGGTCGTCATAACTAATTCCAAGCTCACCAAGAAGTTTGGCAGGGTTTTCTTTTGCCAGTCGCTGCAAATCAGCTAAGCGTGTCGAGTTACCCTCAAACTGCTCTTTCTGTTTGGCAAAGTTAGCAATTTCTTGCTCTTTTTGCCGCAAGGCCCGCTCTTTTCGAGCAAGTGCCGCAAACTGCCGAGAAAAATCAGGGCGCTCTGGCTCCGCTGGCGCTTCGGCGGCTTCAGCGTTTTCAACCGCCTCTTCAGCCACCTCCTCCATTAGTTCCGCGCTCGGCGCTTCCTCAACCGCTGCTTCTTGTACTGCTTCTTCTGTCATAATAACCCCTTGCGTTGTTACGCTGTTGGGATGGGAGCCGCAGCCATTTCAGCCGCAGCTACATCATCCGGCATTCCTGCCGGGGGTGCCCCTTGTTGGGGGGCGTCTGGTCCCGGCCCCATGGCCTCCATTGGTGGCGGCGGTGCCGCTTGTGCCTGCATTCTCGCAAGCAGTCCAATAGAGTCTTCGATAAATCTTCTAAATAAGTCCAGCCGAGTTTCTGGAACTTGGTTAATTTTGGCCCGAAGGTAGGCGGATTGCATCATCGCAATACCCATCGAAAGATTCATGTACGGTTCAGGCGGCTGGTAAATGCCTTTTTCAAGAATCCGCTCAATCATCATGGTGAATATTTCTTGTGACGCCGTGGCCATACTGTTGACCGCTTCCAAATCAGGGTAATCAAGCAATGCGCGAGCTTCTTGCTGCGTAAGCATTCCGGCCTGAAGCATCTCGATAACTTTCTGAAGCTTCGCCGCTGGCGTTGTAGGTAAAAGTGAGGTCGGGTAAACCTTCATCACATACTCATCATGCTCTAAATTGATGTCGGACCACTTAATTTTCTCGATATCGTCATCACCGTGACTAATGACCTCAAACGACTCACCTTTGGCAGATACTTCTCGCGCAATATCGACCATTTGAGCCGCAGCGTCCAAAAAGAGCTGTTCGTAGGCTTTTGCGACCATTAAAAACCGCTCGGACTCGATATCTTGGAATTCTCGAAGCGCAACGCCCGATTCTAGACCCGCAGGCTTCTTTGCACCCGCTGCAAGCTGACTTACACCCGCAATTTCGTATGCACGGTTAAATAACCGGTCTAAATGGCTAAAAATTTCACCAGAGACGGTTTTTGGGACAAAAAACTGAGGCGGAGTACCCGCGTACTCAATAACACCCCAAATTTCGTTATTTATATGCGCTTTTGAGATTTTAGAGCCACTTTCAACGAAAACCTTCGGCGTTGCGAGGTGCATTTGTTGCTGGATGTTCCGTAACAAGCGATTTATCTCAACCTGGATGCCTGTGAGCTGCTCTGCAAGTCCTTGACCCCAAAAACCAAGTAATCGGCTGGTCCAATGGATAAAAGCAAACGGAAACTCATCGCGCTCCCAGGAATCATCCATCAAAGTCGCGTTTTCTATTGCAATAACGTGTCTACCATCCTTTGCGCCCTTAGAGCTTGGTAGGTGCCATGCCTCAATGCACTCAATTTGTTCGCTCGCTCTATACAGCGAGTCATCATCCTCGATTGGAGACGCATCGCGAATCTGGTCCTTAAATTCCGGGAATAACGACGCCAAGACCTGCTTATCAACAACTTTACGCTGAAACATCTGGCGAGGGTTGCCGTATCGAGCCTCAAGGTCATCAACCACAATCTCATCAGGAAATACCCGCTCGCATTTAATCTCTCCGTCGTGCTCAAAAATTTTCATTACCCCAGTGCCAAAAACACAGGCGTCCAGAAATACCTTGGGAGCTACTTCGTAAATTTTTGAACCGTAAAACTGGCCTGCGGTAAACTTGGTTAGGCGCTTTGCTTTGCGCTGCATTTCCCAGTCGCCGCCAGTTGTCAGATAAGTTGCCATTGGTTTGGCTTTAGCAACTCGCGCTGTAACGGTATCACACATCGATTGAATAATGTTTAAAGTTACGCGGTTTTTGGCGCTTGTCTTCGCTCGATGGACCAGGTTGCCGCTTCCCAAATCGCGATAACTGATATTTCCATAAAGACGTGCGTGGTTAATGTTGTTCGTCGAGTGATAACCTTGGTTATCCGTCAAATGCTCAACTACTTCAAATACAAGATCGTGGGGCGCGCTTGCCTCACTCCACCAATAACCTAACTTTTTCATTTTGAAACTCCCCGCAGATTACACACCTGCCGAATAAAATAAATCTTCGTCGTATTGCTCTTCTTCGGATAAGCTCTTAGCGCCAGCAGTTTCAGGAAACACTTGTAACTGAGCACTTGCCGGTCTTGGCTTCTCCCATAGCTCTACTTCGATATCACCAACTCTTAACCGCTTAAGCCCGTGCTTTTTTGCGGCTTCGATTATTTCTTCTAGTTCAGCGTCCATTCGTTTTCCCACCAAGCTTCACCGTCTTTTTTGTCGATACCACGCTCTACGCCTTCCCAAATTTTATCCTCTAAAGCAGCATAATACTCAGGAGTTCCTTGCTTTGGAGCAATAGCTTTCTGCTTATACGTGTAGTGCTTGCTTTCGCGCCACGCATATAAGCACGCATCAGCGAGGTGATTCTCAAAACGCGAATCTTCTTTTTTCCTGTCCTCGTCCCACTGGAGTAAATCCCACTCATCTAATATCTCGCACCCTTCGTAGACCTTGATAAAACCACAATGAAGGTCTGAGTTCATAAGTTCAATATAGGACGCCTTGTTGCGCTTCTCTGCTGCGCGCACTGGTAACTCGTAACGATATCGAAATTCTTCTACAATAGACTTACCAAGACCCCCCGTGTCGGCGACCATGATATTGAAATCATAGTGCGAATCAAGCTCTTTAATTTTTTCCGCAATCTGCGCCGGTATCATCTTCGTCTCTTTGTAGGTATCGACGATGTAAAAATCCGGCAGCTCTGGACAGTAGGCTCCTACGACAAAAGCTGTCGCGTCTTCGTAACCTAAATCCACGCCTAAAATAAAATTAAAGTCATGCTCGTGATGCGGCACTTCGGTGTAGAAATTTTTGTCTTTGGTGTACTTGTAAATCAAAGAGTCGTTTGAGCGAATCCACTTGCCCCGCCACTCACGCAAATAAACCGGATGGTTTTCGTCCCAGTGTTTTTGTTTCATCCGGCGCTCAAGCCATTGCTCCGCATGGGGAATATGCGGGTTTTCCATGATAGTCCAATGATGATTACTGTAACCCTGCGCTGGGTCAGTAGAAGCACGGAAGAACATACCCGAACAAGCAGCGTTGGGCGTTCCAATCATGGCCATTGTACCGTTATGGTCAATTAGCGCCGGTTCCAAAACCTCTTCCACCAGCTCCTCAAGATGGCGTCCGAAACTTGCGGCTTCGTCAAGAATAACCAAGTGGTAAGCAGAACCCCGCAGCTTATCAATATCAGCTTCATCATTAGCACCCGTCAGAACTATCTGGCTCTGATTGGGCAGCGTAGCAATAAGCTCCGAGTTATTAAAGTGCATCCCAATGTGGTACTTGCGGTTGGCTCTTTTAAGCTCCATCCACATAAGCCGCTTGGCGCTGTTTCGCGTCAGGGCAATATAAGCCGAAATGCTGTCGGGATTCCGAGACGCCGTTTCGATTAGGTAATAACAAGCCGCATAAGTTTTGCCAGCACGACGAGAACACAGCGCCGTCTTAAAGGAAGCAGGGTCATTCATAAAAGCAAGTTGCTGCTCAAATAAATCCTCTTGCCACCGATAAGTCCGGTCTTTGGCGGTGCCCTTATCCTCATTTAAGGCTTCAGGGTCGCCAAAACGCTTAATGTATTCCCTGACTACCGCTCGGGCGTCATGCTTGGGCGGTGATTTCCCCATTGCTCTTAACCTTTACGGATTTTGGCTTTCTTCCGGCCCGCTTGCGTGGTTCTTCAACAACCTCAAGGTGGGAAATAGACGACATTGGCAGATACATCGTCCCGTGTTTTTCATGGATTACAACAATGCCGTTCTTGTTCGGTCCCCACTTAAGGGTAAACAGTTGATGATTTGGCGCTTTTAGATTGATTGCAATCTTGTCAAACACCGGTCGGCAGTCATGTTTTAGCGTAAATCCTACAATTTCCATTTTCCATCCCTAAATTTATCGATGCCCATTGGTTCTCTTACCTGTGGGACATAAAAAAGATTATACCTATCTCGCAGAGATTTATACACATAACCCTTATGGCTACAGATAATTGGCTCTCCTTGACGGTGTTCAAAATACTTTAGCAGTAGATTTGCCAGTCCAAGACGCCGAAAAGCATCCTTTACATAGCAATAGTGGACCAAAAGAGGGCCTGATTCGACTCTTAGGCCGCACATCCAGGCAAAAATCTGATTTGGGTCGTCATCCATTACCGCCATAACAGTAACCGACTTTTCCATAAGATTTCTTATAATTTTGCGATGGCTTTTATACAAAATGCCCCGGTGCTGGTCTTTGTTTTGGTCGGCGTAGCTTCGCAGCCAAGTGCTATACACCAAAGAAGCATCAGAAGAGCTTGCAAGGCGAACCAAAACGGGCAGTTTGTCGTTGTCTCGTATGGGATTGTAGGCAAGGGTCGCATGTGGCGTCGTCATTTAGATTTCCCCTCTAACTTCTTATAGGCAATGTCGGCTAGGCGCTTAAGGTCATCATCAGACATTTGCTCAAGCTGATTCTGCTCCCGAATCCCGTGCTCAAGATTCGCCAGTTGGCAGATGCTTCGAGTCAATTGCCCGAAGTGCTGAGAATCGGCTTTGTCCATTCCGCCACCCGAAACAGTTTGCCGCATCAGTCTTCGAGTTTCTGCATCGATAATGGAATACATATTTTCCATCATAGAATGCAGGCTCGGCAAAATATTGACATCAATAAGGTCACGGGCATCGCGGTTGATTTCCACAAAGGCACCCTCGTCCTCTATGTCACGGTCGGCCTGCGCCAGAAGCTCTTCTCGGTCTTGTTTTCCGGCAGCGCCTTTGGCGGCGGCTTTGTCATACCGGACCTGGAGTTTTCCGGCGTTGTATATTTTTCTGCTCATTATGCACTCCTGTGCTTGTCCCTCGAAAGGGCACCAAAAGGTGGTGCGATGCTGGGAGCCGGGAAGTGGAATCGTACGGACCC